GTTGAACTTTTAGAAAAACAGCTTTTTCCAATGAAATGAAAATTACTAAATTCCTCAACATTGATATAGAACCAGCACCTCCAGAGTTGGAACTAGAAATTGAAATGCAATGTAGAGAAATAATGAAAAGTAATAATCTAGATAATATAAAAAGATACTGTACACATATGGTCAGGAAAAAGTTTGACCAAGATATTTTTATGGCTTCATTATTGAATAGACTTATAGAACTAGAAGCTAATCGTGTTGTAGTTGAGATGAGAAAGCAAAAACCAAGAAATCCTATTGCAAAGTTTTTTCGTATTCGTTAATTTCCATATTAGTAAAATCTTTTACTTGTAATTTTTCAATCTTATCAATTTCATAATTAAATTTAAGTATTGCAGTTCTGATATGTTCTGTTATCCAACCACCTTGTTTTGAAACAACTTGAGCTTTGTTTCTTTCATTAATAAAAATGTAATGGTCATAACCTTTAAGTTCTATATCTAAAAGATTCTTTTCAAGATTTTTACGTCTTATTTCTTTTAATTTTCTTAGTTTTTTTGAGTCGCTCATTTTTCGTATGTGGTAGGAGGAGGTGTAATCCAATGACGTCTGCCATTGATAATTTTAAAATGTATTTTTAGTAAGGGATCATTTACTAAGTATTGTTTAGGTTTTTTTTTCATTGTTTTTTAAATTGTTTATGATATTTTTTTAGCTCTTTTATAAGTTTTCTACCATAAAAGTTTCTATAGACCCAGTCTGAATTATATCCCACTTTGAAATCAGCTTGCCTTGCTATCTCAATAAATCCATCTATCTTGTAGCCAAAAAATGGTAGCTTACGGATTTTTTCTCTTACTTTAGAGCCATGCTTAAAGTTGATGCTTCTGTATTGTGTCGATCCATTTTGATGATCCATTTGTTTATAGTTAATTTTTCTGTGCTCTGTTTCATGCAAGATCAATCCCTCTTCAGTTAAGAGTAATAGATTATGTCCTGCATGATGCTTTCCAAGATTCCTACTTTTAGTTTCTAAATATAATCTTTGTATTCCTACAGACTTGAGTTTAGTTTCAAGATAAACAAAAAGTTGACTTCTTTTGCCTTTGTTAACTAGTCCATGAACTTCTAGCTCTGAAAGCTCTACACCTTCTTTTACTATTTCTGGACACTGGTAGTTAAACCCAGCTCTGACTAATTGTTCTGGAATCTTTGGTACAACTTTATAGTGTTCAATACGATCTTTATAACCAAGGTCAACAAAAGCAATTACCACTCCATACTTTTTTTGATTAAGATCGTTGTAGAAAGTGATATTATCACCAATTAAAAGTTGATTATCATTTTCAAAAACTATCTTGCTTTTTTTATTTAGTTCTCTAAAAAAAGATTTGTTTTTGCCATGAAATCTTCTTTTAGCATAGTGACAAAAAGCATATTGTTCTTTGATAGTTATAGGCTGTTTTTCTTCTTGTCTTTTTAACTCTTTGAGTTCACCTTCAATAGCTAATAATTCTTTTTTAGAAACCTCAAGGCCACAGCTAGGACAGCTTTTCTGTGGTTTATATACAAAGCCACAGTTTTTACAAGTAATAAAAACAGGTTTTGGAAGTTTCTTTGTCTCCTCATAATCAAACTCCAGCTTCCAATTTCTTTCAATATCAATGAAATCATGCCTGTAAGTATTACCTACATGATCCAAAACTATTGCAGTTTTATCTTTTTCTGGTCTAAGAATCCTACCCACTTGCTGCATATACAATGCTTGTGACTTTGTAGGTCTAAGCAAGATTGCTCCAGAAACACAAGGCAAGTCTGTGCCTTCAGAGATAACATCAACAGAAACCACTACATGAGTTTTGTGTGATCTAAGTCTGTTAAGAACATTATCTCTTTCATCAAGTTTCATGCTTCCAGTAAGAAGTTCAGCTTTAACACCTTCTTTCACGAACTGTTCTAACACCTTTGTTGCATGAGCAATATCAACACAAAAAGCTATTGCTGGTTTATTTAATAAATGTTTTTTGTATTGATGAACAGCATCACCAATTATCACAGGTTTATCCATAATCTCTTTTAAGTCTTTGGCCTGATAATCACCTCTTCTTTCTTTTAGCTTTGATAAATCTGGAAGCTCTGCCCCTGCAAAAACTTTGTGATCGCATAAGTAACCTTTAGAAACTAAATGATTGACTTGAACCCCATTGATTAGCCTGTCAAAAAACTTTCCAAGTGGTCTGTTATCTAATCGTATCGGTGTTGCTGTAACTCCTACTCTCAAAGCTGTTTTGTATTTATCAATGATAGTTGTCCAAGTTCCAGCAGATACATGATGAGCCTCATCAAAAATAATTACATCAGGAACAAAAGAATCTTTGTTTGCTGTAATCCTTCTCCATAAGGTATAAACAGATGCGACTTGTAAGCTTGAATCTTCATTGCTATCAAAACCAGAGGCAATCACACCATAGTCAACATCTATGAGGTCAAGCTTTTCACAGGCTTGTTTCACAAGCTCTCTTCTATGTACAAGGATAAGAACGTTTTTATCTTGACAAACAAAATCTTTTGCAAGCTCAGAAAAGATGACTGTTTTACCAGCACCTGTTGGAAGCACAAGAAGTGGTGCTTTATAGCCTTTTTCGAGACTAGATCTTATCTGCTCAAGAGCAGTGGTTTGGTATTCTCTTAATTGCATTGGAAGGTAGTTAGAGTTTTAAAAAGGTAGTTCTTCGTTTACAGATTCGATCTTCTGTGGATTAATGTTGCCAAATACTCCGTATGGTCCATCCATCGCTTTAGAGTAGATTTGTACACACTTAGTTTTAACTTTCTCTTTTTTGTTGAAATCGTAGACTTCTCCATCTTTAGCTTTTGAATTTACTAGGTTCTGTAAATGATCTATCAAATGAGTAACAGAGTCAACAGGAATTGTGAGACTCAAGACTTGTTTCTCAGGATCAAATCTATCGTCACTGATGTTCCATTTGATTGGTAATGGAAGTGCTGGATTGAAATCAGGCATGATTAAAAAATTCTTTTAATAAGTTGTTTAAAAATTGGTTGGTAGAGAGATTGCTCGACTTGCAATGCTCTCTAACACGAGCAGCTAATTCATCAGAAGTACGCACCCCTAAAACATTTCTATTAAGGTTTTTTTTCTGGGCTGCTCTTCTCTCTTCAAGTTGTTTCATAATTGCTTGTCCAGAGAAGTCTGCTTCTTCTGTAGTCATAGTGTGTCATCTATTTTTGATATAGCATGACTTAAAAACTCACCATGTAAAGCAGTTGTAATATGTCTGGTAATCTTAGTATCTTTGATTCCAAACTTTTTCCTAAACGATTCAACAAGTTCTTTCATTTTATCAGGGTTTGATTCGTGAAGATTTTGAAGTTGTTCAAGAATTAATGCTTTGGCTTCCTTAGATATTGGATCAGGAAGTTTCTCTAAAACTGATGTAGGTTTTAAAGGTTGATTAGGTCTAGTTGGAGTTTCTGCTACACCTTTTTTTGGTGCTGGTGCTTTAGTTAATGAGTTACCATCATCATCATCTCCAGCCAAACCATAAACAGCGAGAAGACTATATCTTCGAGCATAAGTTTGTGCTGAACCAGCTTCTTGATGTGCATTCTTGACATTGTCAGGAATCTTAGGAACTGGATACTTACTAATTAATGGTTCATCGCCAGATGTATGCATTAATTTAGTAACAACAATTGTAATTATTTCTCCTTCTGGAGTAATTACAAAGTCATTCATTTGTGTATGACATAACCCAAATTCTGTAGCTGGTTGAACAGCTAACAAAGCTTGAGCTAATGTGGTGTATTTGCTTTTGAAGAAAGGGTTAGTACCATCTCTACCAGCAGCATGATGTTTTTTTTGAAAAGCATTTAAAGCTTCAACTAAAGTGGAAGGTTGCTTTGTGGTCATTAGTAATTGTTTACTTGAGATTAATATTACAACAATATTATGTTTACTGCAAGGCTGATTGTAATAAAGTATTGAATTGTTCTGGAGTTAACACAACTCGCCATTCTCCTCCCCTAAACCTAACCATGCTCGCAACGAAGTCTACACCTGCATTTTTTCTCTGTGTTTCTACTTCTCTGGGTTTTACCAAACAGGCTCTACTCTTATCTTTATAATCACAAACCTGTACTACGCAATTTGGTATACCATAGATATCTCCAACATCATCTGGTATCCCTGCTGCAAGATTTCTTTTGCATTGAAAACCAGTAACTTCTGTTAGAAGTTCTGCTGCTTCCCTTTCTGCTTTATCTCCTTTTCTTTTGTTTGGATTTGTCATCCTTGCAATTCTCGGATACGTCTTTGAATATCATCAAATGCTACAACATACTCTTTGTCATTAATTTCATTTTGAAACCATTGCCATTCAAGTGTTGCAATCTCATTATTTAGTTTTGTAATGAGATACTTTTTTCTTCGATCAAGTTCTCGGTAAAAACACTTCATTTCATTATTTTCCATTTTCTTCTTATTTTAGATTTAAGTTGTTTAGTTTTCTGAATTTTTAAACTTAAGTAAGTGTCATTAAGTTCATCAATCAAGTGAGTAAAATCTCCTTGAGATGACATTTCTAGTGACCTTTCAAAGTTAACAATGGAGGCTTTGATTAGTTCTAAATCTCTACCTGAGACATCAAGTATATATCTCATCGTTTAGTCCACTCCGAGATAAGTTTTCTTAGCTCCTCGATACGTTTCTGAGCAGCTTCTATTCTTTGTTCTTTTGTCATCAGAATAATTCCTGTTTAGCTTCAAACTTTGTCCATGCCTCTTTCCATGCAGTAAGACATCTTTCGGTTGGTTGATCATCGCCAAGTATGGCAACCTCTGGATATGCCCATAATGTATTACATACATCAGGCACTACATCACAATTTAGTTTCAACATTTCGATGTAGCAACCTAATTGTTTATCTGTGCAATATGGTTCTACCCAATATTTTTCTAAACAATCTATATATCTAGTATTTGGCCTTTCACGTTTATAAAAACCAGATGTAGTGTTGCCTTTAGTTTTGAGATCTATAAGTCTTATCTGATTAGTAGATCTGTCGTAACCTAGTAAATCAAGTTGCCCACCAACTGATTTATCTGGGATAGACATCATAAACTCAACTGCCATAGGTTCAAAATTGGCAAACAATTTATGATTCAACAATGGAGTAACAATATTGGCATAGTCACCCATATCAATATCACCGCTGCCTAGCATTTGTTCTGCTAAACATTCATGCACTTTTTCTCCTCTTGGCTGCCAAACATATCTATATTTTTCGATATTTTCTTTGGCTTCTTCTGTTAGTTCGTTGCAAACTTCTGTAGTGGAATAAGCTAACCATTCATTAGTTTCTTTGTTGAGATATTTATGTGTCTCTTCATCTCTACAAATTGGAAGTGGTTTTAAAAGTTGGAAGGTTTTCATTTTTAAAAGTCGTAAGTTGGAAGGTCTTTAGGATCAATAATTTCTATTTTCTCCTTTTTAGGTTTGGGTGCTTTCACCCTAGCAAGATTTTGGTATTTGACACCTTCATATCCATTTGGAAAAGCTTTATTGCCTTTGGTGTTGTTAATACATTCTGTCCATCCTGGAGGTGGTGTATCTAAATCTTCTAGACTCCAGTAGCCTTTTTTAATACCATCTTTGAGTATTTGTAAAACTGAAACATCAAATAGTTTTTGCATCATTCAAAACCTCTTTCTGCTGTAAATACTCTTGATGCAGGGTGATTATTTTTTGGCTCTTCTACAAACTTAGACTTCTTAATAGGAAATAAATCTTTCCAGCCACCTGTTATTGCGTTTTCAAGAGCTTGTTTTCTGTCCTGTATATGAAATGACCTTAACTTATCAAAGATGCGGTTAGCAACGCTCTGAGTACAAGATCCACCTTTTTGCTTTCTTATAGGCCACCATTCCATTAAAAGTCCAGAATAATCTTTTAAATCATCAGGTATTAAATCAGCAGTAATATGAGAGCCACTAAAAGGATCAACTTTAACTTCTGTAGAAGTATTAGCTTTCTTTCTAGATTTCGCTTTCATTGCTTTTCTAATTAAGATCCTGACCAAAGCAGATCTAGATGTTTCTTCATCTCGATTCATATCTAACCATTTGATCAGATCAGAATCTAAAAACATAGTAATTTTAGTTTTTGCCATTTTGCTCCTTTTCTTGACGTTGTTGTTCATATTCAAATATCCTTTTCCAACCTGGATATTTGTCAGAGAGGTCTTTAGCTACTTTTTGATATTCTTCAAAAGAAACTTTTGGTTTTTTTGGTTTTGCCATTCATTGAGATTAACTATTTCCATTATTATAGCCATACATTGTATGTGTCAAGAGGTTGTTACGGATGCTAAATAGGAAAAATTAGAAAAATTCCTTTCATTATTCTTATATGTATATATATTTATATATATATATATATATTATTATCTATATACTTAATAAAATATTTACTTACATATAATATATTCTTTTTCTTTTGGTTCTTTTCTTTTTCTTATTGACGTTCATCAAACATAGTTTCTCCATGTAAATAAAAACTTTTTACATGATCAAAAAAATTATATTCTTGATCAGTAATTTTATTTTGGCTATCATATTTTTCTTTTATAGTTTTTGTTTCTTCAAATCTTTTTTTATAATTTTCTACAACTTCTTTCGGCCATTCATTAGCAGGAATCTTAATCATCTCATTAAATTTTTCCATAATTTCATCTGGATCACTATCGATTAAATTTGGATAATTTTCGTCAAACCAATTTCTTTCTTCAAAATACCAATTCTCTGCAATGTAATGGTCAATATTCCAATCATATGCAAAGTTTGATTTTTGTATTGTCATATCATCTTCTGATTCTATTTTTTTATTTAAATCATGATTGAAATAAAATTTTGATCTGTGTGGAAATACATCTCCAAAAGGATGTGAATGCACTTTACATTTGTCTTTATCACATTTTGGATTATTGCATTCATATTTTTTAAAATTGTTTGGATAACTAGCAAATTGTATTTCACATAATTCACCAGTTATAGGATCAAAATATCTTATGAATGAGTAAAAAAATTCTTCACTTCCAGGATCTCCACTAGATTGATAAAACCCTTCAATAAAAGGATTTTTCCAATAATATGGCAAAAAAACATCTTCATAAAATTCATTATCAAAATTATTTTGATGAGATTCATCTGCATCTTCTTTAGCAAAATTTTGCATAAGTTCTTCTATGTCAATTTCTTGATTTTCGCCTTTCATAGTCTTTTTTAGTGTTAGTATGATATTATCATAATATCATTTTGCCTTTAATTATGTTACAGAGAATCAGTATTGGTGTTGAAAAAGAAAAATACGACCAATTAAAAAACCTCTCTAAACCTGGAATGTCTATAGGATTTCTAATTAGAGAGGCAATTGATTTGTTATTAGAAAAATTAGAATCTGAAAAAACTAATTAATGTAAGGTGTTTTAGTTTCATATAAATCTTTATTATGATCCCACCAAAGATCGATAATATATTTTTGACTATCGAAAAAATATCCTCTATCTGATTCTCTACATTCTTCAATATAGAATTCAATAAAAGGTTCATAATAATCTGGATTTAGATTATTATCTTTAGCTAATTCTTTAGCTGCATCAGAACAATGCTCTTCAAACTTTTCATTGATATAAAGACCGTCAAGAGTCTCTAAAGTTTGGTTTTCTAATGGATTGTCAATCATAATAAAGTTCCGTATCTAAGTTTTTCTAATATTCTTTTTTTTGTATTCTCTAAATGTTTTTCATAATCTGAAGAATACGAAGTATGAATTTCCTCTACAGGATACATATATACATCATTATCTATATGATTTAAAACAACGTTTTCAGTTAATGGATCTCCATTAGGAGTAATTAAATCATCTTCTGTATCTACTTCAATTAGTAGAGTTATTAAAACTTTTTTAATCATTTTTTAATTCCTCCTTTAGTTTTGAATAGATAGAATCAAAAGATTTTCTATCTGAATTAGAAAAGCAATCATCATTTATATAATCAATCATGTATATAAATACATCATCTAATAATTTTGATTCTTTTTGAGTAAGATTTAAATTCATAATTTTTTTTAGCTAGCTAATTTAGCCATAATGTTTTTAAATAATGTGTTTTAAATGTGATAAACATTCACTTCTTAAGGCCATAATTACTTTTATGTCCTCTTGTAAGTCATAATGCTTTTCATAGTCTTTTTTTGCATCTTGGAATAATCGCTCTTTAAAAGCGATTTTTTCCTGTTTTCTATTTTGCAAATCCATAAAATTTGCATTCTCCCATTCTTCGATTTCATCCTCTTCTTTAACTTTTTTGTACCATTTTCTAAAAGTTTGAGGATGTACATCGGGATAAGTTTTGATACATTCATCGATAGTTGCCTTTAAAGACATTTTGCCTTTAATGCATTCTCTTATAGTCTCAAAACAATCTTCCCTATATTCAATTTGTTTAGTCATAATAAATTTATTTTTTTTCTAAAATTTTCCAATATTCATTAAAGGAATAAATTTTATTATCAATTTCGACATCATTTGGATAAAATCCAAAATGTTTGAAATGATCATCAACGTATTCTTTAATTAAAAAGTAAGTATCTTTTTTCATTATTAAACCTCAACTAATACATTGTTTTTAGTGTTACCGTGTGCATTTATAACGATATCGGCCTTACTCCCATCACATAAGTTGCAAGTATTGCAATTAGTTTTATTTCCCTTTTCAACACTTGCCTGACAATGTATAAAGTTTTTAGGATCCTCTAAACTTTCATGCTTTACATAAAAACATTTAAAACCTAAACTGCTAGCTTTTAAATATTCTTCAAAACTATCTACACTTGCCTGTAATAAACCTTTAAAACGTATTCCAAAATAATTACTCCATTGATGAGTATATCCCGTATGGTTTTTACATACATCAATTATTTTTTTAACCATGTATAAGGGAATTAGTGAAGGATCTCCACAGCTCCCAAATCTTATAGATTTATTTCTAAATATCTCATAATCTCCATCAAAATAATCATATCTATTATTTTTATATGCTCTATATATATTTAATGGAGCATGGAACCATTTAACATAACAAGAGTTATTATTATAACCAGCATGGGGACATTCTCCACATACTGAACTTCCAAGTTCTCTAATCTTAAAAGCTTTATGAGGCTCTATACCATCGTATAAAATCCATGTCTGTATCATGTCACCAGTTTTTTTATTACTGGTTACGGCCTTTAAACCCGTAGCAATAACTACGATAGGCATATCATTAATTAAGCTTCGGCCTTTAAATAGGATTAACCCATTATTATTTTTTTTCATTGTTTGGAAGGTTAGAAAAAATTTATAAATATGTAGCTAATTAATACCTACCTTGAACACTTATTAAAAAGTTCGAAAAAATTTAATTTTTCTTTGCAATCGTTGGCCTTTAATTAGCTACATATGAAAGTTTCTTAAATTAAGAGACTTTCAAAAAAGGATATGTTTTAAATATCCTTTTTAGTAAGTATCTAAAATAAATCGAAATCTTTTGAACTTAATTTTTTATTTAATGATTTATAAGCTTTAAAATTATTTTCACTAAATTTTTTATTATCAAATTTAATTGATTCTATATTTAGTCTTAAATAATTTTGTATTAAGTCGTATTCTGATTTATTTATAAATAATGCTATTTTCATTTTTTTAATTTTTTAATTTCATTAAATACGTTTTTATATTTCTTATCTCTTATCCTTTTTTTAGATGGTATTTGCGTACCTTCTTTAAATTGACTTTTATTAGTTGGTATTGGGTTATATTCAAGCATTTTCATAACCTCTCATAGGTGATAAACCATTTATTTTTCTTATATGGTTTAATATTTTAACTACATATGATTTTGCTAATTCAATTTCATTAGCAGTTAATTCTAGAGCGAAATATTCAGCACTCTCTCTTGCTTCATTCATTTTCTTTTGATCATTAGAAATTATAGTAACCATTAAAGCAGTTACAACATTTTCTAATTTACTAGGGACTCTAAAAAGGTTAAATGCCTCTTTTGGTTCTAAAGTTTTTTCCATAATGGGTTAAAAATTGGAAGGTTTACAAATAAAACTATTTATATAAAATAGTTTTTTAAAACTATCTAAATTAGATAGCTTTAAGAAACTATTAAATAATTAAGTTTTTATTTCTTATTTCAGATAATTTTATTTTTTTAATTTCTCTACTATGAAATAATTCTCTTTTCTTACATCCTCTAGTTATCTTATGACTTATTTTAATATTATATTTTTTTTCTATCATATCCTTATTCATATATCTTTTATACCATTGACTACGTTTAAAATGTTTTGATACTTCATTTAAACTAGTAAATAGATATTGAAGTTCATACCCATTTTGAAAAGGTATTTTTAATTGAATGCTATTTTTTAAACCATGATTTAAAATAACATTAGAACTAAAATAAGAGACTCCATTTATTTTATCTCTATATCCTAGAGCTACAATATCAATAGTTTTTAATTCTGATAATTTCATAATAATAAAAAAATAAAAAACTAACTCAATTAAGAGTTAGTTAATAATTGGTTTACTTGTTATAGGTTTATTAATTAATTCACTTCTTAATTTTTTTTCTTGTTTGATATCTCCGACTGCTACAGTGTTAACATCTTTTATAGTTATAGTAAATAACTTTTTAAGAAGTTCGTCATATTCTTCTTTGTGAAAGTCATACATATGATCAGTTAATAACTTAACTGCTAGCGTGTTGTATTCTTTACTAGTTAAAAATTTTGAATTATCCATACTATAAACCTCGAATTAATAAAGTTTGTTTAGCAATCCTTTTTTGGTAGCTATTACCATTAGTTAATAGATACTCACAAGCCGTATCTGAATTATTATTAGTACACTGGTTTAATGTACTCTTATTAAGTCCTGAGTCCATCGCTGATAAAATACCGATGGCAAATAATGAACTAAGTAAGAAAAAATTTTTAATCATAATTGGAAGGATTAAAGAAATAATTTTTTTATATATATCCTTTTGTATTACCTAAAATATAAAATCAAATTATTAAAAATATAGAAAAAAATATTTTAGATGATAAGACAATAAAAATTAGTTAATACTTAAGGATATAATCTATTATAAACATATTGTATGTCTATTGTCTAGCTAGATATTAGATTAATATTAATTGTTTTGATTTGTTAACATAATATCATATTGATATTATTTATTGCTATTATATTAATAGTTAAACAAACCTTCCAAACTATGCCCGAAGAATTAAAAAAATGGTTAGAGTCTATCCCCGAAGGATATGAACTATCAGGTTTTAAACGTGGTGAATACTACGGAGAAAAACAAGTCAAATTATTTCTAAGGAAAAAATAATATGACTAAGTATGATGTTAATTCTGAATTAATGCAGAATCCAAATAAAGCTTGGGACATGGGAATTAATCTATCTACTGAATTAAAAAATAATGTAGATAATTATAGGTTTATTTGGGCTACAGCAAGCGAATTACAGTTTAAGCATGTAATTACTAGAGATACTCTTAAGATAGCCTACAGCTGATTCTAGCTAGCTTAGAATTAAAATTATTTTGTAGCTACTGGGGAGTAGTTGCAAAATTTTTTGCACGGATATATTACACGGGGAACTTAAATATATATTGGTTAATTTTTTGGTTCAACTTTTATTGAAAGTTCTGGAGCTTGGATGTGGACTGTTTCTATAGATTCACCAATAACTTTACCTAGACTATCGAGAATTTGAGCAGCAGTTTGGAACTGACCTTTTTTAACAGCTTTATTGAAGAGTCGGATTCTCATTGCTTGAAGTCTGGGTAGAAGATTTTCTCTATCTTTTTCCCAATCTTCTTTATTCCATTCTTTAACTTTTCTCCAATCAGTCCAAGCTGTTACTTCAGATATTCCTTCAATTTTTGCGTGTTCTAAGACTAGTGAGCGTGTAGTTTTACCTTCTAATTGACGAGAATATAGACGTTGAGCACGTTGTTGAACTTGTTGAGCAGTTCCACGAGGGACCATATTAGCTTTTCTTTTTGCAATAATTTCTGGATCAAAAATTGAGGAAGCCACGGACTTACAAAATTGGGGTTAATAATCGAATAATAACCTAAAAAAGATGAAATAGGCTATAAATAGGGGGTAATAGTTGAATTTTCTGTTATTTTTTAGTGTATGACAGCTACAAAACAGCAAGAAATAAGTTTAAGGTATGCACAAGGGGAAGTATTTAATAGTGATAAAAGATTTCGGGTGTTGGTTGCAGGAAGAAGGTTTGGAAAATCATATCTTTCATGTATTGAACTGCTGAGAGGAGCTATAAATCGACCTGGTGAGGTGTATTTTTATTGTGCTCCTACTTATCGGATGGCAAAGGATATTGCGTGGAAGGAATTAAAAAGGTTAACACCTAATATTTGGATAAAAAGCAAGAATGAGACAGATTTGAGGTTGGAATTGATAAATGGATCAACTATTGAGTTGAAAGGTACTGAAAATGCGATGGCATTAAGGGGAAGAAGTTTAGCAGGTGTTGTATTGGATGAAGCTGCATTTATGGATCGAGATGTATGGGCTGAAGTTATTAGACCTGCTCTAGCAGATAAACAGGGGTGGGCGTTGTTTATTTCTACTCCTGATGGCACTGCCAGTTGGTTTTATGATATGTGGTGTTTTTGTGGTGAACAGGAATGGGATGATTGGGCTAGATGGAGTTTTACTACAGTTGAAGGGGGTAATGTTGCGAAGGAGGAAGTAGAAGCAGCGAGGTCACAATTAGATGCAAGAACATTTAGACAAGAATTTGAGGCTAGTTTTGAGAATCTTACTGGTTTAGTCGCTGTTAGCTTTAGTGATAACAATATTGATAAAGAGGTAGCTGATCTACATATGCTTCCCTTGTTAATAGGTTTAGACTTTAACGTAGATCCTATGGCAGGAATTTGTGCAATAAAGCATGACAATAACCTATATGTGTTTGATGAGATCATGCTAACAGGTGGTGCTACTACTTGGGACTTTGCTGAAGAGGTTACAAGAAGGTATGGAGTTGATCGTAGGATTATTGCTTGTCCTGATCCTACTGGTAGTGCAAGAAAAACAAGTGGGGTAGGAGTTACAGATCATACGATCTTAAGAAGATCTGGCTTTACAGTTATGAGTCCTAAAAGTCCATGGAAAATAAGAGATAAGATTACTGCTGTAAATACTGCTTTGTTAGATGCGAATGGTGATCAAAGAACTTTTATACACCCAAGATGTAAAGAATTGATAAAAGCACTTAGAACTCTTACATATGCACCAAATACTGGTTTACCTAATAAAAATCTAGGAGTTGACCATGCGTTTGATGCTTTTGGTTATCTTTGTCTACAACAATTTAATTTGGCAAAACCAGAGACATTAGGTCAAACTGCGTTTAGAATATACTAAGAACTACCTAATTTTTACTATGCCTTACCATACTGGGATGAAAAAGAAGAAAAAGAAAAAAAAGGGAGGTAAAAAGAGAAGTGAATGTTCCTGTAAATAAAGCGTTATACTCTAGGGTAAAAGCAGAGGCTAAACGTAAATTTAAAGTTTATCCTTCTGCTTACGCTAATGCGTGGCTTGTACGAGAGTACAAAAAACGTGGTGGTACTTACCGAGTGGAGAAAAAACGTGGCAAGAAGTAGTGGTGGTCTTACCCGTTGGTTTAAAGAAAACTGGGTTGACGTAAAAACTGGCAAACCTTGTGGTCGATCAAAGGGTGAAAAGCGAGGCTATCCTGCTTGTAGACCTAAAAAACGTGTATCAAGTAAGACACCTAAGACTGTTGGAGAGATGACCGCAGCAGAAAAAGCTAGATTTAAAAGAGAAAAAACAAGCAGTAAAAAGATAACTTATCAACATAGACGTAAAAAGAAGAAAAAATAACTGTGAAAAACGCAGTTTCAAGGTAAGATATTGTTATAAGTAAATTTTTCTAAAAAATCATGGCATTTTTTCGTGGTGAAGAAGGCTCTGTTTCTTTTGATAACGGAACTGGATCAGTTGGAGCAGTAGCTTCTACAACAGCTTGGTCATTAGACGTAACTAAAGATACTCTAGAAGTAACAGCACATGGAGATACTTCAAGAAAAAATATTGGAAGTTTGATTTCTGGTTCTGGCACTGTTGATCTTATTTATACCGCAACATCTGGAGATAATACTGCTGAAATTATTACAGACGTATTAACTGCTGAAGATGCTGGCGATGCTTCATTTAACCTTTTCTTAGATACATCAGGTGCTAAAAAATTAAGTTTTAACGGAATTATTACAGGAACTACATATAGCTCAACTGTTGGAGATTTAAATACAGTATCAGTTAGTTTTGTAACTAATGGTGCTATTACTTCTGCTGTCTAATGCCTAAAAGATCTTATTCAGCGAAGCAACGTAAACTCGCTGCTGTTGCACCACCACGGGATAAGATTACGGCTGCTGATCTTAAAAAAGTACGTTCTAAAAAAAAGAGGAAAAAGAAATGAAAGTTAAGAAAGAACTTACAGCTAGACAAAAGACTGCTTTGGCAAATCATAAAAAGAAGGGCACTCATACTGCAAAACATATGACGATAATGAAAGAAGAGATGTTAAAGGGAAAAACATTTATGGAAGCACATAGAATAGCCATGAGGAAAAAAGGAAAGTAATGGCAAGAAAAAAAGGAGTCAGTTTATCTGTAGGAAGAGGCGAAAAGTCTAAGAAGGGAGGACTGACTGCTAAAGGTAGAGCTAAATATAATCGTGCAACAGGAAGTAACTTACAAGCTCCTGTCACTGAAAAAAATCCAACTGGTAAAAGAGCAGCAAGAAGAAAATCTTTTTGTGCTCGAATGAAAGGAGTTAAAGGTCCAATGAAAGATAGTAAAGGCAGACCAACTAGAAAAGCATTAGCATTAAAGAGATGGAGGTGCTGACATGACTT